ATCAGAAAAAATAGAGACGCGTAAGGCGCGCGTAAGGGTAGCATGGTAAGGCTACAGGGCCCTAGGGCCCTGTGATACTCTACCCAGTAGGGTAGAGTGACGGCTGACAAAAAAGGCAGCCTGTCGGCTGCCTTCGGGTTTGTGATTTCTAGGTTGTATGTACATACAACCTAGACCAGCGCTTACTGGTTCACGTGTAGGCCGACTAGGTCTCCGGCCTTGGCTCTTTCTTCTGCGTCTTTCTTGGCCTGATAAACATCGCGGGCCTTGTTCGCTCTGGTCTTTGCTTCTTCTTTGCTGACCAGATCGTACTGGTCTATGCTGACCTTCGCACCTTCGTTCGCGAAGTACAAGCTTTCTTCTTGGCCATACATCCACTCGTAATCCACTTTGGTTAGAGTGATCAGGAAACCGGCCAGTGATTGAATGTCCTTGTTGGACATTTCAGTTGGTAACACGTAACGGTTGCTATCAATTGTGATGACTTTGGTCATGATGTTCTCTCTTCTTTCTAGGGTTTAAGTTCACTGGACCGGCTGGTCCAGTGCTTGAATTATATCACGGTTTAACTGACCGTGACATTAAACGTTAAATTACTTATTGCTTCTTGAATTTTTTCATCTAGGTTGTTATCGGCCCATGATTCTATTGCACCGTCCACGTCGTAATCGGTGATGTCGAAATTGTTCGACATCCAGTTAGAGATGTCGTCGTCGATATCTTCGTTGGCCAAGATATCCATCATCTTGTCGCGAAGATTGTTCTCCATCCAATCGTCAATGGATGCGTTGATTTCCACTTGGGAATTGATTTGCAAAACTGCAATGCGCTTATCAATGATGGCAAAGAGCGCCTCTTCTAAAGGTGTTGGGCCTTGGGACTGGGTCACTGCACTGTCGATGGTATTAAGCAGAACTCCGAATGCAGTTCTCACTGCTACCTGATCCGTGGAACTCAAGGTATTGATCAGAACTTCAGCATAATCTAATGCTGATTGAATATCCATGCCACGTGAACCGAACAGGTTATTGCGGAAGGGTGTTACTGGGTTTGTCATTGCGTTCTCTCTTCTTTCTAGGTTGTATCTAATCGGCCGATTAGACAGTTGAATTATAGCACGTTGTTTACGCTAGTTAATGGAATTATTTCTAATTCTTTTCTAATTGTTTCTTCTAGCTTTGCCCTAAGGTCATGAAAATTAGCATCAGTTAAAGCTTCAAGAAACACGGCACAAATGGAATAACCATCCCACTCGCAATTGCGCGATACGTGGACCGCGAGCGAATGCAATTCATCGTCAATCATAGTCAACATCCTCTTCAAGACATTCGACATTGTCAATTGAAAACTCGAAGTCTTCCCCTTCTAGGTCAACATCGTCTTTGAATGCATTGTTTTCCTTGAGAGCAAGAAAGTGGCTTCGGGCCTCTTCTTCGCTTGTCGCAATGACCTTGCTTCTATATAGCACTTCTTCGCGCCAATAGATAACGTATTCGTTTTTCATTTCTCTATCCTTTCTAAGTTTAGCCTACAGTATACCACCGCGCCAGCAACTTGCAACAAATAAAAACAAAAAAGATCAGCGGGCCCACCCACCCCCGCCACCACCAATAAGGGAAAAAATCAAGAAAAGAAAACCGGCAGCAAAGAGAAAAACCCCGCGGGCCTAACGGCCCGCGGGCCACGGGCCACGGCCCATGGAAGCAAAACACAGGGCCCGCGACGCAAGCGACGCGGGCCACGGGCCACGATTAGGACGGCGAGGGCGAGGGGCCAAGGGCCTAGTTTATAGGGTTTTCATTACTAGCCACTTTATGCGTTTTTTGCATAACCTTTCAGAGGGGGAAGGGGTATAATATCGCCCCTCCCGTTTTATGGTTAAGCCGATAGCAATTCTAAGGCCCTATTCTTAAGCGCCGCACCGGTTCCAAACCATGCCGATTCAATGCGGGTATTGTCAGAGCGGCCGCGCTCATGATCTACTAACTCAGTGACCGCGTTTAATGCCGCCCACCGCGTACCGGCCACGCCCACAATATCGGAACCAATGGCGCGCCCGTTGAATAATTCAATAATTCGCTTGAATGCGCGACTGTCTTTGATCTCAATTTTGCCGGTGTGATAAGGCTTCAATAATTCGGTTACGAATGAATCGGCCTCTTCACTGGTCATTTTTTCGCCCGCCAATTTGCGGGATTGCACTAAAAAGCGCTCCCACTGATTCGCGACAATTCCAAGCTGCAGCCGGACATCGTCCGCGTTGAATCGCTCAGAATGCAAAACCCTAATTTGTGATTCGCTGTTGTTTACTGCTGCCGTGATTGTGTTATTGCACACCACGCGAACACTGGTGAACTTGGCTATTGTGGCCATGGTTCCATCGTATGACGTGCCAAGCAAAACATAAGGGCGCACTGTATCGCCCTCGACGATATCGGCCCCCTCGCTCACTTTTGCCAGTGCCCAAACCCTCCGGCCGTAACTGAGAGCGCCCGCGGTTTCCATGGTGAACCCGCCAAGATCCACAAGCTTACTAAAAAACCCCATAACCTCCGAAGGCTGCACCACGTTATAACCTTGTGAGACTACAGCCAAGGGCGCGCCGGTGTCGCTACGATGTAACACTTTCCGATCAGGCCATGCTTGCGGGGCACTGGTTGCCGGTGTGTTAAATAAAACGGGGCTCTCTAATACATCATATGCAAGACCGGCCTGTTGTGTCCATTCTTGAATTGTCGCGCCCGCTGTCAATTGCTGCCCTAACTTATGCCAAGGGGCTAACCCTGAATAAGCTATTGCTGCAGTGCCTGTTGTTGTGTCGATCATGTGAGCCATTACGCTATCCTTTCTGAGTTGATAAAAACCGGCTATTTGTGCCAGTGCTTGAATTATCGGTCATTTTTACGCTCTTTTTACTTTATTTACAGTTTATTTTCTAGGTGTTATCCCCAATTATCTAGGAACCACCACACCACCACCAAAATTAAAATGACTGCAATTATCAAGGGGCCCCCTGTTCCCGCCCGCAATCGCCGGCGATATGGTGGCGCAAAAAAGAGCCATGCGGGAGAGTCCGCACGAATTCGCGAAGCGCTGCAGCATCATTAGCAGCACCGTTTTTTCTGGTGTTGTGCCATTGAATCGCTGTTGGTCCGCTTGCAGCATAACAGCCGCCTTTTTCATCCTTTCCTACTTTCTTTTTTCCGGTGCCATGCGCAACAAAAACAACGACAAAATCACGAGCACCACGTGCGCACAATGGCCGGCCGCCGCCGCACTGTTGGCAGCTGAAATTTTCGGCCAATTCTGCAGGGCAGCGCGCGAAAGTCACATTATGGATTTTTTGTGGCCATTGATCGGCCGATTCTAAGGGCGCAGCATACACAGCGGGCCGGCCTAATTCTACGGCGCGCACTGCCTCGGCCGTAGTATCACAACTTGCATTTATAACTGTCTTATTTGGCTGAGGGAACGGGAGCGCTTCGGCCGCAAAATGCGAATAAGTCCAAGCTTGACCACCACGCGGGACGCTATCAAAAACGGCCGCTAAATATTCGCTATCAATTTGTGATGTGCCGGTTTCACTTTTGGGGTGAAGGCTGCAGCTAGTCGGGCACGTTCCATATGTTTCATGCTCTCCGCTGCGATAAGTAACAGCTATTGGGCCGGTTTTGCTGTTCGCGCTAATTTTAACTGTCTTTAACATTTCTCTATCCTTTCTGTTGTGAGGGGCCTAGTATATCAACTTTAACGGCCTTTTGTGTATGATATTTTCTAGGGGTTTTCACGCGTCGCACAATTAAGGGCATGCTGTTTTCATCCCATGGCATCACCAAAAAAGGCAAGTCATCGGCCGACATTACGCGCATAAAGTCGCGAGCGCGAACAAGGGAAGGAAAAGAGCGAACAACACTCTGGGAATTGGGAAAGCAAACATCGTATTTGTAAATTGGCATTTTCTATCCTTTCTGGGTTAATCGTCGCGGTCGGTGTTCAACTCAAGACGAGGGTTTTCATCTTCAACAAAGCTATCATCAACATGCGCAATCCCTAAACGGGTGCCGGCATCCCAAATCAAAACGGGCAAATCTTGCGGCAAATTAGCGAGCGCAGCCGACAATTTGCCAACTGTCATACCCTTGTCGGCGCGCGCAAATCTAAGCGCCTGATTCCAAACCTCCCATGCATCAAAAATTGATGTGTAAATGTCCGACATCGAATCATAAAACGCGCGGCTGCTGCGCTCTTCAGAAGTCACAGTCAAAAAGCGAACCACCTCATCGCGAGGGGCACTGGCAACGGCATTGTCGTATGCTTCTAAAAAAGCCTTTTGTTCAATAGTCAACTTTTTCATTTTGTCACCTCTTCAACGGTGTCAATAATCCAACTGCCATAACCCGCGTCATCAAAATCACCACCGTCGATTTCACGCGCCTTATCCCATGCTTGCTGCTCGTCTTCTGCCTGTACCAAGCAATAGACATAGCTTGTACTTGCTGCAATTACTTTGTATGTTTTCATTTCTGCTCTCTTCTTTCTAAGGTCACCGGATCAAGCACCGGCATCGCCAGTATAGCAAGGTTTTTGTACCTTGCAACACTTATTTACATTTATTTTACTAAACCTAGGGTTTCCTCTAGTTCTGACCATGGCATCCCCCTTGATGGCCAACAGCGAAGGGGCTCAAGCTTTATGCCCTCTGCAGCCAATTTCATAGCATCTCCCCCATGGTACAAGCGAATGGTCGAGGGGCGTAGTGTATTGCCTGCGTCAAGCACAATAATGTAACAAGGCCGGCCCTTGGCAGCGTGCCGAGTCATGAAAGCAATTTGATGGGGACGCAGCCCAATCTTTAACCCCTTGGCCACCACTTTCAATTCAACCAAAACAAAGCCATCCCCCACACCAACCAACATATCGGGAATGCCAAGGTTGACGCGATTCTCAATGCGTTCAATGCTGCAGTTGACAAGGCCGGCTTTCACCCTAGCCGAAAACCTAGCTTCAGGTGTCATCTGATCCCCCCAAATCTCGCTCAAAGATGTCAAGCGGAGGCTGCTCCACTCCGGCATCGAATTCAGGATCTTTTTCACGTGCTGCACTTTCAATCACCACTCCGGTGTCCGCATCGATCAAGGCGGTAGGCGGTGGGCCACCATACAGCTTTTTAAGCTCGTCAAGCTTGCGCTGCACCTCTTCCTTGCTCATGCTGTCAATCGTGCCGTGGCGGATCTCTTTGCGCTCCACATAGATCGTTCCCAAGGCTTGGCCTCTACGATACTCTGCTTGGACGGCTGCAGCAAATGCACCGGCATCCAAAGCTTTGTCACGAATGATCTGCAAGTCGCGCATATGGCGCTCATAGGACGTGTTGTACTTGGATGCCAAGTCAGCACGATAGGCTTGAATGGCCGCTACAACGTGCGGATTGATGTCAGGGTTAGTAAGCTTCCAAGCCATCACAGAAGCGCTGCTAGACTTGTATCCTGCCCTGATGGCTGCCTCTTTCATTGTGGTGCGTCCATCGCCACTCACAAGCTCAGTGACAAAGGTCCATTCCTTGGCCGTTAGCTTCCTGCGCTGCTGCCGCAGTGGGGCCACCTCAGTAGACATTCGTTTCTGTGCCTTGTCAGGCATGACAGGCGGAACATTCCAAACGTCTTTCTTGGCCATTAGCTGATTCTCCACAAGCGCCAACCATTGTCCACCTTGCGCAACGTGAACACCCATTTGGGCTGATGCACTCGTGTGAAACGAAGGGCAGCCACTCTGCAGCTTTCAGCTTGCTTGCGCACGCCAAACAGGATGCTGTCGCCCGCTTCCATGTCACCAAAAGGATACTTGGATCGATTGGTTGGCAGGGCTATTCCCTGATCAATGTGTACCATCATTAACTCCCGTAAAAGAACTACCACGAGTATATCGAGTGTCGCCCTCAGAGTCAATGCCAAAAAGCAAATCAGGGTTCCTATAGAACTTTTGGAGGGTGTAGTGTGTTTTTATTTTTTCACTTTTCATCTCGCGGAGCCCCCCTGAAAATATTACACTGAATCTCTTAACGTAATTTGCCGAATGCTCGTAACGTATTGATTTCATTCAGTTCTTACACCATTACGTCTATTACGTCAAATCTCACAAAAAATAAAAAAAAAACACCTCTTACCCCTAAAAGGTCTATAGCACCTAAACCTTAGTATTACTTTTTGGCCCATTTTCACCCCTTTTTGCCCTCGGTCCGCGGTCCCCCCTCCCTTCTCCCAAAACCACTGTATATTCCCCCAGTACCGCCATACGGAACACTCCCAACCCCAAACCAAGGGAAAACCCCTAGTAAATAGTACATTCCAAGTAATTGACCTAACTAGATAAAAGCCTGATAATAACCCTGTCCACTTAGATAAAAGACGGACAAACCACTGTAACAAAGAAAGGATAGTGATATGACTAAAAACACGGATACTACGGATAAAGACATTGGACAAATCATGGACAATGCGCAGACTTTGCTTAACTTTTGCGCAACTACTTTTGCCAAACCATCGGAGGCTTGGTTCGCGTGCCTTGTCTCCTCAGCCATTTTGACAGCAGAATTAAGTGTGCCCTTGGAGAAGTTTTTGGAGGGTTTTGAGCACGCATACAACGATGCGATGAAGGCCAAGAAGGACATGGGGGCTTCTTATGATCATTAATGCTGACAATTACGTGCCTGTTAGGCGCACGAATCAGTGCTTGACGCCATTTAACACGGGGAAGGTGCAGATTGGTTTGTTGTACCAACCACCGCCTCCTGAGATGACGAGTTCTGAGGAGATCATTCAGGCAGCGTTGTTGGGTGTGGGCTCGATCCACAGTGAGCCGCCTTTGTGGCCCTTGGTCCTTGGCTCGGCCATCGTGTCTTTTCTTTTAATATATTTTGCGGGGTAACCATGCACGAGTTTCTGTACGAATGTGATGAGCTTGGATTGGCACTTAAGTGCTTCTTTGAATATGAGCCGGCTGAGGTGGGGTCGATTGAGCCCATGTCCGGTTTGAAGTTGGAGCCGGACTATCCGGAGGTGTGGACGCTTGTTTCTGTGTTCTTGCCTAACAGCAATGTGGACCTGAGCGGGGTTTTGCATCCGGATGTGATTTTTCGCATTGAGCAGGACGCACCTGTTTATTTTGAAGAGATGAGGAACGTTGTATGACCGAATTTGCATTTCCAAACTCACACTTAAGCCATATCAAGGGCATGGCGCTGCGCGATTACTTTGCTGCAGCCGCGTTGCCTATGGCAATTAAGGAGATGAACGATGCGGAGTCGTTCAACATAAATGATGCGGCTTGTATGGCTTATCACTATGCAGATGCGATGTTGCGCGCAAGACAAAAGGAGAATTTAAATGACTGAGCAAAGAGAATTAGAACTGCTGCGGCCATATGTTGCCGCTTGTGGGGAGTTTGTTACCAAGAATGCTGCATTGGAAAAGCAATTGAAGGCCATAGACCGGCTGCTGCTTGAAGTGCTGATGGGGGACATTGATCCCATGCAGGCCATGATCAATCGTCAGAAGATAAAGGACGAGTATGAGCAAGCCTGATTGCCACAAATGCGTGAACCGCGATCCTCTGCCCATGACCCATCACATCCAATGCTTGGAGCCCAAGGCGCAGATCTCTGGCAATGCGAGGGCAGCGCAGAAGGGTTGGTTCCATTGGCCGTGGAACTTTGACCCTATTTGGTTGGAAGAGTGCAGTGCTTATGAGGAGCAAGCATGAACAGAGAAGACATTATTCGCATGGCACGAGAGGCATGGTTGTCAGACAAAGAAGCGCAGTTTATTACTGAGTTTGATGAAGCCTATATCTCATGCACATATCTCGAAGACTTAGAAAAGTTTGCCGCCCTTGTCGCTTCTGCCGAGCGTGAGGCGTGTGCTGAAGTTTGCAAGAAACATGCAGATGTGTATGCGAAGCTTGAACAAAACCCAACAGCGCAGTCGGCATGGGCGGCTTGCATTGATAACCGTGACGCCATCCGAGCAAGGGGCAATGTCGCTACAAACGACACATCACAAGAACGTGTCGATGAAACAACAAAACAACGACATGACGCCCCGCCACAGCGCACATGGGTTGGGCTGACGGATGAGGAGTACACGGAATTGTGGGGCATGAAGCCTGACCTACTTAACTTTTTTCGTAAGATTGAAGCCAAGCTTGAGGAGAAAAACGGATGACTACATACAAAGAACTGGGTGAGTTGATGCGCAATTTGCCGACTGATGAAACATGGCTGCCGCTGTTTTTGGCGCGGCTTAAAGAGAAGGATCCTGAGATCTACCGACTCATGATGGAACAGGCAGAGGCCAAATTGAAGGAGAACACATGAACTACAACCTTTGTCACTATTGCGGAGCGACAAAATCATTCTTTTTTATGCAATGCCAACGTTGCGGGAGAAAGCCATGAAACTAGAACTAAACATTTGGGAAAAAGCGATGGGATGGCGTAAGCGCCAGATGGTGGAAAAGCAGATTGAAAACAATCTGTATGTCTCGCCCTCACAGCGCAACTTGGTCCTTGAAGAAGTGGCCAAGGAAATTGAAAAGATGAAGGCTTTCGGGCCGGATACGATAGCCAGTTTCACTGTCTATATCCGGAGCATGAAACGTGAGCTTTACTAGTCAACATCTGCAGCTTGGAAGCAAGCAGCCTGTGCATAAATTACAACTTTGTAATAAGTGTGAAGAGATGCGGCCACCGGAAGGTGGGATTCAAATGAGTGCAGCAAGATGGATTTGCGCTTGCTGTTGGACCAAACGAGTAACGACAAGGAATTTAATAGAACATGCCAAGACCAAAACCACCGGAGCCCCTGATCGGAAGACAAGTAAGGATGTCGGATAGACAGTGGATGATTTTTAACCAACTAGGAGGTGCTGAATGGCTGCGCAAGCAGTTAGAAAAGAAAGCACCAATGCCAAAGAAATATTATGAAGTATTCACAAAAACAGAAGAAGCTGCAACCCCAAGAGCCGCAAAAACCTTTGAGCCAAGAACAACTGAAGGCGTGGTGGCCTTTCACAAGACTTGACCCAAAGTTATTTCCAAAACCCAACCAACGCGATTTATCGCAATATGAGGAGAGTCCGATATGAAAGCTAGAAAACGTAAATTCCCGTCTAAATCCAAACGCGCTCAGTCGTTTTTGGAAAGTCACCCTGCTACCTCTGTCAACGAGATAGCGTACCGATTTGGCATGACCAAACAATCTGTCTATGCCCTGCGCAACAAGATGAGAAAGACCGGCTTTAACTTCCCCAAGAGGTCTGAGCAGTTGGCATCCCTTGCTCCTGCACAGCAGGGCGCTGCCGGCAGCGCACCACTGGAGATTGAGATGTTTGATTTCCCTGATCCGGTAGACGTGACCCTTGACGCTCGGGCCGTGGAGTACGGCAAGTTTATCGAGGGCGCTGAAGTCATGCAGATGTTGAAACGTGTTGTACAGGCTGCCTTGAACAATCGTGACAAGGTGTTGGCACATGATCAGGCCGAAGCCATGGACATGATCATCCACAAGATTGGCCGCATTGTGAACGGAAATCCTGACGTGGTTGACCACTGGTTAGATATTGCCGGCTACGCTAAGTTGGTGGCAGACCGCCTCGAAGGGCGGATCAGATGACTCCGCTGGAGACAAAAGCATTTAATCTGGTGAGTGCTTTGCACACTGAAGCCGTGTTGGACAACGCTCGGCTGCAGCAGCAGATAGATGATCTGGCCAGTGATTGGCGAAAAGCTTTTTGGTATTGGCTGAAGAGCAAACTGGGTATCAATCGAGACAGGTACCGCATATGATCAAATGGAAAAACCTTGAGTATTGCTTCTTAAACAAGCAAATATGCAAAAAGGTTCAAAGCGTTTTGGAGCAAGCCAAGGCGCATCCATTGGGCGTGGATGCCAAAGAAGGTATCCACGTCCGCGTTGTGTTTTGGATGGACAGGGCAACACGGCAGCCTAAGTTTCTGCAATTAACTGAGCCAGTTATCAGGGATGGTGATGGCAGTTCAAGGCTAATGGTTTGTGCTTTATCTAATCCGCCTTTGACTGAAGATGCGGTAGTTGACATAAGTGGCAACATTGCCATGCGCATAGATATCCCGTTGTACTTGGCGTATGACAAAGGGCCCATTCACAAGTATGCGATTTACCACATCCGGTTCAAGATCAACGACAAGGATGAGAGGTTCACGGATGAGACAAGTGAGCCGTTGAGGCGCGGTTACATTGGAATCACAAAGCGGGGGTTCATGACGCGGTTCGCGGAGCATGGTGACAAGGCCCGCAACAACACAGGCTTCCTGTTCCATTCGGTGTGGCATTTTTTGCTGCAAGAGAAGATCAAAATGCATCCGGTCATTCAACTTTGCGGTTCGGCAGAAACTTTGAAAGAAGTTTATGAGATGGAAGAAGATGCGGTGCAGCGGTTCACGCTGACACCTCTTGGCTTAAATGCGATTGCCGGAGGGATGGCGGGCATCAGGATGATGCACAAGCTTCGGCTGCTCCACAGTCTTAAGGTAGGTGTCGGTGAGCGGGACGCGGCAATTGAAGCGCTTCAGCGCGGTGACTTTGCACACGGCTCGCCTTGCGCGCACTACCGCAAAGGCCACATGCGCAAGTTGGCAGAAAACAGGCTGACCTATGTCAAGCCCTGTTGGGTCAACCTCAAAGAGGTTGAGACCGCATAGTTACTTTGCCTCTCCCCAGTTGGGTCCGATTTCCACATCGCACCGACTGGGGACTTGTAGGTTCACGCACATTGCCATGATCTCTGCTGCACGCTCAGCTTCCTCCCTTGTCTTGACGCTCAGGGCCAGTTCATCGTGAACTTGCAGCATGGGCATGATCCCCTCCCTAGCTAGTGCAACCATTGCCGCCTTTGTCTGGTCGGCAGCCGAGCCTTGAATCAATCTGTTCAAGCCCTTGTAGGTGCCTGCGCGCTTGATCCGTTGGCCGTATTCCATGACGGCTTGTTCACGGGGCAGCGCTTTGTTCACGCCCCACTCCATTGGCTCCCAAAGTGGGAACCGGCACTTGCGTCCAAGAAGGGTGCGGATGGATCCGCCAGAGGCGGGATGCTCGATCCTTTTCATCACGGCATTGACTGTGCCTTTGAGGAACGGGACATTCCTGTGGAACTGGTCGATGAGCTCGGAAGCTTCATCAAGGTTCAGATCCAGTTGCGCGGCCAGTTTGTTCTTGCCCATGCCGTACATCAAGCCCAGACCAATAGTCTTGGCAGCTTTCCTTTTGATGCCGGCCATGTCAGCAACCATCTGGTGAAAGTCGGTATTGGGGTTCTCTTGGTAGGCGGCAACCATCTTCTCGGCTCCGGGTAAATCGAGCAGATTGGCGTAGTGCACAAGTAGGCGCGGCTCCTGTGAAGAGAAGTCGTTTGATGCCCACATCTCGCCCTCTTCTGGAAGAAAAAGGCTGCGGACCATGGGGCCGATGATCTCGTGGCGGGCAGGGACCTGCTGCAAGTTCGGATTGGCCATGGACAGACGTCCTGTAACGGTGCCGCCATCGTCTGAGCGCATCTGATTGACGTGCGGATGGATACGGCCGGTCTTGGCACTGAAGTTGAGGTACGGCTGCAGGAACGTGCTGTGCGTTTTGTTGGTCTCGCGCGCCTCCACAATCATCTTAGCGATTGGGTGCTCACATCCATCCAAGAAGCCTTTTGTAAAGCTTGGTTGGCCGTTATCGGTCTTTGCGTATTGCAGGTTCAGCTTGTCAAAAGCGGCCGCAATTGAGGCTGCTGCCCAAATATCAACGGAATTTCCGCAAATTTTGCGTAACTCGGCATGTATTTGACGCTCCCTCGCAATCAGTTGCTCGATTAGCTGCTCACATTTTGGTCGGTCAAAGCGGATCCCGCGACTTGTCATGTTGTGCAGAACGGGGAAGGCTTCTGTTTCGAGGTTGAAGATGGATTCCACTTCGTCTTGGCGCATGCGGATCTTGAACGCTTGCCACAGTTTCAGTGTGAGCGCAGCATCCTGTTCAGCGTACTCTCCCACATACATGGCGGGTAGTCTCCAAAGTTCCTTTTTTGGATGAACTCCGAAGTCCGCAGCGGCTTGTTTGAGCCCTTGTTCTGACTTGATTTCTTGGAGATAGTCAAATCCCAAGGAGTTGAGAGCGTAGCTGAAGCGGTTTTCATCAAGAATTGGGGCAGCGAGCATGGTATCAACGATCCGTCCGTTGACCTTAAAACCACTTGCTTGTAGCCACCCCAAGTCATAGGCGGCGTTATGCATAACCTTATCGGAAGGGTAAGCCAGTACGTCCGTGATCCATCGCTCCACTCGTCGTTTGTCCAGATTTCCACCACCCTGATGCGCCACCGGAAAATATCCAGACCATCCATCGACGGCAATGGCGTAGCCGACAACGAAACCGTCGTTCCGAGGCCATCCCGGGCCCATGGATTCCAAGTTGGGGTCGCATGTTTCAAGGTCAATTGCTATTTCTTTCGCTGTTGAGAGGTTTGGAAACACTTCCGGAGCCACCCATTCTGTCAGAGTGGGGAAAAGTGGGATTGTTTTCATATTTTGAAGCCTTTTTCGATATGTTTTGGCAGAACTAAGTGAAGTGTCTGCTTGGCGCGGGTGATTCCCACGTAAAAGAGTCGGTGAACATTGTCCCCGTTACTTGCGTACTCTTTTGCAAATTTGGGGCTGAGGTCCATGAGCAGCAGGACGTTGTCCGCCTCGCCACCTTTAGCGCCATGAATGGTGGACAGTTTAATCCGGCCCATGGTTGAGAGTTTGGTGCCGCGACGAAGGACTGCAGTGAGGTAATCACGCTTGTCTTCGCTGATGCGGGACAGGGCTTGGTGCCAGATGGCATCGGTCTGAAGGCCAAAGCTGTTCTGGATGTCCTTGATGCTGTATTCAACAAGCGGGTCGCCCTTGAAAGTTCGGTGGCCCTTGGTGATAAATTCACCGCCAATGTACTTGTAGACGTTTTTGATCTCATCGCCATACAGGAACTCACCTTTGCGCAGCTTTTCCCATGTCTGTACGGCCTTTAAAAGAGGTAGGCTAAGGCTTGGTACCCCTGAGCGCTCAAAAAGGATTCCAGAGGCCCTAAGCCATTCATGCACAGGGTTCAAAAGATAGTTGGTGCTGCCCATGATGAGCCATTGGCCGTCATCAATTGGCACATCTTCAAAGCGGTAGTACGTTTTGACTGCGCCCTCGTAGTCGCGGGGCTTCCATTCTTTCTCTTGGCGCTGCTTGATCTGCTGCACAACCTTGTTGGCAAGTTTGTGAACTATTGATGGGACGCGGTAGGACTGATCAAGGACTGTAATCTGACCCTCAAATGACAAGAAGCTCTTGACATCTGCTCCGGCCCAAGTGAACACTGCCTGATCGTCGTCGCCGGCGAGGAATACCCGTTTGGATTTTTTAGCGAGGGCTTCAACAAGCTGCCATTGCAGGCGGGACAAATCCTGTGCTTCATCGACAATCAGCACTTCGAGAGAAGGCAGGCGCTCTGGCTGCACCACAATCATCTCTAGCAGGTCGGTGAAGTCAAGTAGTTCTTTACTACGTTTGTAGTGCCGGTAGGATCTTTCGACAAATTCAAAGTGATGCCATTCGATGTCAAGGCCGCACTGGTTGTAGTGTTCGCGAAGGTCGGAGCCGCGGATGCGGGCTAGGTTGATTTCGTTCAGGATGGGGTTGTCGGCCTTGGCCATGTCCACATCATCTTCTTGGACCACGTTCAACTGGATGCCGGCCTGCGCTGCAAACTCTCGGTAGTCCTCGGGCTTCATCATGAAGTCCACCTTGACGGCAAGGCAGTGGAAAGCCAAGCTGTGCAGGGTTCTGAAGTACGGGAAGTCGGTGCGTGCATTCAGGGCGGGAAACTTCGCAATCGCTCGGTCCTTGGCCTCTGTTGCGGCTTTTTTGGTGAAAGAAAAATAGCCGATCTGCATTGAAGACAGATCGGCTGCCAACTCGCGGTCAACCACGTTCAGAAGGTACGTGGTCTTGCCTGAGCCCGGAGGTCCAAAGACCTTGCGGATATCACTCATCGTAATCCTCGTCCCACAAGTCTTCCATCCAGACAAGGATGGGTGTGTCGGGGCCCATGTAAGCGCCCTCGATGTTGAACTCAATGTATTCGCGTGCTTCGTCAGGGTCCATGCCATCGCGGTGGATGAGCGTTGCACGAATGGCTTCTGCGTCGTATACCAGAACTGATATACGTTCGCCGTTGCCCCAGATAAAGGCAGGGCCAATGATTGCGTCGTCGTGTCCGTCAATTTTCAGCATCAGAATGGGCTCCCTGTTGTGCGTTTGGTTTGTGACTCAAATGGTGCGTCCTGTTTCTGGAAGCGCGGAATACGCCAACAGCGCACAGTCCGGCCTTTAAGGAACAACGGTATGGGCTCGCCCCCCATATCGCGAAGGCGCTGAGCCATCTTCGGAGCCGTGAGGCCAATGAAGTTGTTGCGCTTCAGGTGTGCTTCGAGGTCCTTGATTCGGAAGTAGGTTTTCGCTTCATCGACATCCGTCCATGGGCGGCCCATGAGCATCTCTTCGCGGTCCATTGCTTCTTGCATGTGCGTTGTGAATTCTTCAAGCAGATCCATGAAACGGCCAGTGATGCTTGTGTCCTCTGGTGCGTCGGTGATCTGCTCTGTTTCCACCACCCCTTTGAGAAGGGCGTTGAGCATTTGTTCCCAATCTTGCTTGCGCAAGGTGGGCGGCAGGACGTTGAGCTTTTCTAAGCATGCCTTTTGGAAAGCCACTTGCGTAAAGAGGCTCTCGGTGTCCAGTTCTACGCGCCGGCCATTGACATCCAAGAACCACAGGGGTGGCTCACTGGCGTACTTGGAGAGAGCCGCTATCTGAGGCGCATCAGGGCCATTTGTTCCGATGCCAAATTTACGCGTGCGGCAGAGCCCTGAGTTACAAAAGCTATTGAGCGGAGCGTCCTTGCACTTATAGAGATACTCTTTCTTGCCAACTTGCTTAACAAGAATTTGCACTTCGTTGTTAGGCAGGGGTGGGGAGACATACTTGAAGTTGTACTCGACCATTTTGTCTTCCCAAGCCGCGGGGAATGCGCGCTTAAGAAAGACTCCAATGTTGAATAGTCCATTATTACGGGTGCCCTCGGGAAATCCTTGGGCGCACAGAGCCTGTAGGCAAGGCGGACCATCTTTGACGGGACTCTCCGCTTGCTTCGGCGCTTCTGGAACAACGAGCGGCAACTCTTGGACGCACGCTTCGTATAGACCATAGAACTCTTCAAGCGTGGCTGCGGACCCGTCGGCATTGAATGCATACCGCGTCCCGTTGTCGCCTCCGAAGTACGGTAGGTTGAGAAAATTTCCGGTGTCTCCTCGCTCAACCAAGATCTCTGATTGCTTAGGAAAAATCTCACGGCCCGCTTCACCGAGGAGTGCTGCCGCATTTTTGAGATATTCTTGGAATTCCCGAGCCGGAGCCGGCTCCCTAGAAAATAAGAAGACATGTGCTCCTCCAGATTTACTGCGGCAGACAACCATTGGCAGCTTTAGCTGCGCAACCTTTTCCACCAAGCCTTTATGGTCAAGAGGGTACTGATCAATATCGATACAGCCCCAAATACAAGTATTGTCAGCACGGATAGGAATAATCCCAAGGGAAGGATCAACACCAGCCAGATGCTGTTCCCAGAGATCATCAGTGGGCGGTTTCCTAACCACCGTGGCTTGTCCTGCCTGCTTGCCATCACCGCGCTCCTTTTTGATACGGTAGGTTCCGTAAGCTATATCCAGACCGCTGAATATCGCTTTGAATTTTGTTATATCGGTCATGCTTCACTCTATAAAGGTGGGGGTACCGGCACTGACGCCTCGTCCGCAAGCTGAAAGTTTGCAACGCCCGTGCTTTCCCCCCGGAAATCAGAACGGGACGTCGTTAGCGTTTGGGGCGCTCTCGTGCTCGTGCTTGACCTTTACTTCACCAGTGCCCACTTGGGTAGCGAAGGACTTGGCCGCCTTGTAAGCGTTCATGTCTTCAACAGGACCAATCTTCTCGACTTCCCAACCGAACCATTTACCCTTGTCGTTGGACTCAGCTTGTGTCGTCAGGCGATACACCTGTGAGTACATCGGAGGAGTGAAGGGGCCGTTGGCTCCCATCATTTTTGTGGACATCATCATGCTGTTCCACTTGCGCGACTTCTTCAACTGCGTGGACTTCATGGTAATCAAGGCAGGTTCGGGGAAACCTTCCTCATTCACAACCATGACGAAGTGATTGGCGGTGTTTTCAATGTAGTTACCGTTGTCGAGATAATCTTTATTATCGCCCGGTTCCCGGTGCGTTCTGCTAAGGATATCGCTCGTTGCGGGATAGATAGCGATTGGCGCGCCCGACCCTGCGCCGCGTGGTGCCCACTCG